TGTACGTGTCTTACCATGATCGTCGGCTAGGTCTTTTAGTTTAGGCCAAATGTTATCTACACTTTCTTTAAATCCACGATGGATCCATTTTACACCCGAGTCGCTTTTTACCGGGCGAGCTTTTAAGTCACTGGCAATATCAGCAAACTCTGTAGGCTGTGTACCACGACAGGCAATAACTAGATCAGTTTTGTTTTCTAGCCAGTACGCTTGACTACCTTTAATATCTATCAGGGTTGATTTAAACCCAAGTTCTTTAAATGCCGCTTTACCTTCTTTTTCATCCAAGTAAGCTAGTTCGCTAATTTTAGCAAATAGCCAGGCTTGTTCCGGAAACGCTCGCATGTTTATTGCAGACATAATACTACTCCTATAAGTATTCCAAAAAACACACCAACAGCAAAAGCCTTAAACATGTCTATGTCATGCCATACTGCTTGTTTTTTTAGGTATGCTTTTGTGTGTGCTGGTAAATTATTGTACCATTGTTCTAATTTAGTAGGTTCAAACATTAATCTCTCCGAGCGTCATTTTTACCATCAGCACGACTAATACGGTCTACATCTGGACGTAGCCCTAACGCATTAGATACTACGGTATCAATACGTATAACATCATGATTCATTGTTTTAACGCGATTGTCTAATGCTGTGATGATACCGGCCATGCCTTTGATACTGCCTAGCACGCCCTGTAATAGTAGTTTGATTGTAAGATAAACGAAATAGCCGCCGGCTAATGCCATTGCTACAGGAAACCCTAGGTCTCCGATGAGTTTGAAGATATCGCCCATGTCATGCTCCTTGAAAAACTTCTTATTGTTATACAAGTATTTATGGCACAGGTCATAAAAAAAGCACCCTAAGGTGCTTGTTTTTAATTACTAATTACTTCTTTTTAGCTACTGGTGTTTTAGGTGCCACTGGCTTAGACTTAGCAACCTGAGCTGGTTTAACAGCATTATTACCACCTTTAGTTTTGCCTTCTGTTACTGCCGGTTTAACGCTACCTGCGTTAACCTTGTTGCCACGATAAGGACGACGTTTTTTGTTAGCTGGTTTTGGAGCCGTAGCTGCCTTAACTGCGTCGGGGTTAGGGTCAGTAATAGCCCGTACCTTATTAATAGGTTTAGCTGGCGGAATGTAAATAGCCTCCGGCGCTTTTGCTTTACTTGGTGGTGTTAAAATTTCTTTAACAGTTTCTTTTGGCGTGTTAGATTCTGTAGAACCAAAGCCTAACAAGTTTTTGATAAATTTAATCATTGAAAATCTCCTTCTATAATTATTTAACAACAGATCAGTATACTAGTAGCAGATCTGATATTAAGCAGTTAATACTTTGTATATAGTATTATAGTTTATGTGACTATCGGAATAGTCCAATTCCTTAAACAGTTTTTGTACGTTAGTCAATAACTCTTGTGTGATAGTGTGTTTAAACGTGGTATAAAAGTGATTAAAATTATATTCAATAATTGGTTCAAGCTGTTTAATTATTTGTTGTTTACGATCACCACTTAAGTTACAGTACCAATTGAGTTGTTCAACTACTGCCTTGGTACGTAGGTCATTATCTTGTATAAGGTCGTAGCCTTCATCTATCACACTGTCAAAGGTTTTAAATCCATAACTTCGTAAGTAGGCTAAATTACCTGGAGCCGCTAACAGCATAAATGGTTGTTTGCTGACAATAGGTTTAAATATCTTTTCGGTTAAGTGTAGCTTATCGTAATAGAACACAGTTTCTGTTACTATATGCCAAAACGCATCGGGCTCTCTTGGGATATCTGCGCTGGCACTGCCATGAATGTCAGCACGGTCTATTACTAGTTTATTAATACCAGTTAGGTGTTGTTCAATATGTAATTTAGCCGACTCACTTAACTTGCTGTCAACGTCACTTGTTTCATCTTGCCAGTTACTTTCATAGTCAGTGACACCAAAACTAACCTGTCCATAGTTGAGTAATCCTAGTTCATTAAGCAAACTAACAAAATAAATCCTATAACTACGATCATTGTCAATGATTCTATTATAGCTAACATAGTCATATTCATAAGTCTTATCTACGACTTTGCTGTAGTTCAATGCGTAGTACCCGCGATACCAATCTAAGGCTGCGTAGCCGTGGAAGAAGTAATATAACAACGTTAGGTTATTATTGCTGGCAAAATTAGTAAGGTATTCTGAATGTTCACTAGTTGATAATATACTCTGTTTATTATAAGTAGTAGGATCGTTAACAAACGATGCTACCTGTAACGGGTTAATGTACATTCCGTACGGAATCTTACCTCGCTCATTTAATGATATTGTTCGCTCTAACGATACATTATTTTGCCAAGTAAACATACCGGTATAGGGTGTGTGTAATTTTGGCACAAAAGGCTCTTGATCGTAGAAGAATATTTTTTTAGTGTAGCTGTGTGCTGGCGTAAATACTGATACATCATTGATGTCGACGTTGTCTGTTTTAACAACTCCGTTTTTACAAGACCAGAACTCAAAATCATAAAACAATTCTTTGTGTAAAAATTCGTAAACGTGATCAATTTGGAGCATTATGAGTAATCAATTAAAAACAGTAGGTTTCATAGGTATTGGCAAACTAGGTCTTCCTTGTGCTGAAGTAATGGCAGAAAAATATGCTGTTACCGGCTATGATATTTACCCACGTACTAGTAGTAAGATCGTAATATCTGATACGTTAGAAGGCGCAGTCAAAGACAAAGATGTTATCTTTGTAGCAGTACAAACTCCACATGATCCCATCTATGATGGTAGCCAACCTATTACTCACTTGGCAAACAAAGACTTTGACTACACTATTGTCAATCAAGTATTAGCTGACATTAATCAATACGTCACACAGGACCAACTTGTAGTTTTAATTAGTACTGTACTACCAGGTACAACACGTAGAGAACTACGCCGGCATATTACTAACGCACGCTTTATCTACAATCCATATTTGATTGCCATGGGCAGTGTTGCTTGGGATATGGTCAATCCAGAGATGGTTATCATAGGTACAGAAGACGGTAGCCTAACTGGTGATGCTGGTTTACTACAAGATTTCTACAGACCACTTATGGCAAACAATCCACGCTATGCCATTGGTACCTGGGACGAAGCAGAATGTATTAAAATATTTTATAATACATTCATCAGTGCTAAAGTTGGTCTGGTTAATATGATACAAGACGTGGCCATGCGCCAAGGTAATATCAATGTTGACATAGTTACAGATGCTCTAGTTAATAGTACCATTCGAATTATCAGCGGCAAGTATATGACAGCAGGCATGGGTGATGCTGGACCTTGTCATCCTAGAGATAACATTGCTCTACGTTATCTAGCACAGGAATTAAATCTAGGCTACGACATTTTTGATACTATTATGAATGCTCGTGAAAAACAAGCAGATAACCTAGCTATGTATCTAACAGACCTATCCGACGATTACCAATTACCTATTGTGATTCACGGTAAGGCTTACAAGCCTGACATAGATATGTTAGATGGTAGTTACAGTTTATTAATCGGTCACTATCTAGAAGATGTAAGAGTTACCTATATGTATGCTGACCCACTAACAGGTGACCATGTAGCAGATGGTACAGACGCTATTATATTACTAGCACACAACAGACAAGTTACCTATGGATACACAGGCAATAACGCCGCATCAGAAATGTATTTTAAACCCGGGCCAAACAGTATTATTGTAGACCCTTGGCGATCATTCAATGACCTAAACTACAAGGTCATCCACTACGGAAACACTCGTGGACAGATTTAACATAGAGCCGTTTTGGGATGATAGCTTTAAGCAGTTGGATTATGCTGTAGAAGCATTTAATAATCCTAATGATATAGCACAGTGGATGGAGCAGGGATATCCAGGTAAGTTCACTGGTGCTATGTGCGATATGCGCAGACCTCAACCAGTTTGGAACGCAATGTTTGTTAAATACTTTAAGCGGCTTGGCTGGCAGGACATAGGCACAAGTTACTATCGTATGAGCAGTGGTACCATATTACCAGTTCACCAAGATACCTACAAACGATACATAGAGTTGTTTGACCTTAAGGGTCGAGAACATACTGTACATCGTGCTATAGTTTTTCTAGAGGATTGGGCCAGTGGGCACTATTTAGAAATAGACAATGAACCTGTTACCAAATGGAAAGCAGGCGATGTGGTAGTATGGTGTTACGATACCCCGCATATGGCAGCAAACATGGGATTGACTCCCAGATATACATTACAAATTACTGGTCATTTGTAGGATGAGTTTTAGCCCAGGTTGCTTTGTTTGATGCTCGTATTTTAGCTTTAGTTTCTTCAGACAAAACCCTGCCAATATTTTTACCTTGATTTGCGGCTTTAATATTTGTTCGGCCTTGCTCCGAACATTTCTTTTGTTTTTTGCCTTTCTTAACATCACTTAATTTTTTTCGAGTTTCTTCGCTTAATGTTCTGCCAGACAAAGTTTTACTTATTTTAGCTCTTCCTACTTTTCCTGGGTCGCCACCATCGCCTGATTCTTCTTTAAGATTTGCCCACTCGTTGCTAGCAACAACATTCCATAGTTTGCTATAGTATTCTCCCCAGTACTTAAACTCATCAATGTTTTGACATTCTTTAAGAATTTCTGTTGAATAATTATATCCATGAACTTTTAGGTGTGATTTCCAGTAAATACCGCTTCCAGGATAAGCGTGAGGGTTCTTTGCTGTAGTTTTTCCTAGGTATTTTAATCCAGTTTTAAGATGGGTCTTTACATACAAATAAATACACATGCTGACATAGTTCCTTTATGTTAGGGCCAGTGGATACGCCAATATCGCGACTGGTACTATTATTTATCAAAGAGACATATGAAATTAAGTAGTAATAATGAATGGGGCAAATTAAAAAGCGTAGTAGTAGGTTCAGCAACACATGCCAATTGGCCCAGCAATGATCCTGTATTCAGTCAAGAACATTTAAAGACCTTATGGAAAGAAACACCGGTACCTAGTGGAGCAGTACCACAGTGGATTGTTGATGAAGCCAACGAAGACCTAGATGAGCTTGCTGGCGTACTGACTAAATTAGGTATAGAAGTATTCCGCCCAAATGCTATGAACTTTGTTGAGCTCAATGGTATGTATAACTATTGCCCACGTGATAGATTATTAATCGCAGGTGATAGAGTAATTGATCCTGCTATGATGTATCCTTGCCGCGATCAAGAAATCGCTACATTAGACTATGTGTTAGATGCCGCACGTGTAGTACACAATATGCCACGTGGGCAGGGTATGACTATGGATGCTGCTAATGTATGCCGATTAGGCAATACTTGGTTATACCTAGAAAGCGATAGCGGTAACCGTGCCGCCTACGATTGGTTGTGTAAGCAACTACCTGACATTACTATTGAACTAGTAAACTTCTATGCTGGTGTACATATTGACAGTACTATCTGCCCATTGCGCGATGGGTTTGTAGTATTAAATGCTAGTCGTGTTACACCAACAAACTGCCCAAAATCCTTTGATGGCTGGACTAAGCTATGGGTTACTGATGTAGAAGCACAAAGTTTTCATGAGTATCCTTATGCTAGTAAGTGGATTGGCATGAATATGTTAAGTGTTGATCCTAAAACAGTTATTGTTGATAGACAACAATATACACTAATAGAAGACCTAGAACGTGCTGGATTTACTGTTATACCCCTACAGATGCGCCATAGTAGAACGCTGGGCGGTGGATTCCACTGTGTTACTTTAGACCTAATTAGAGAATAATCGCTAAATATTTGTAACAATTGGATACCATATGGCGCAAGACTTTACTAGATACACAGAAGCATCAGTGACCGCATTAACGTTCAACCCAAAAAGCCAAGAAGTGATTGAGCGCAAGCAAGAGATTCTTAAATCAATTGCCCAGCACTATAACTCAACACCTGCTAATGTGTTGTTCTACGGTTTTAGTCCATTAATACAAGCCAGTTCATTTAAGCAAATATCAGTTACAGCTATTTCAGATCCAATAAAAAAATATCTAACAGATCTAGGCATTAAATACACATATATTGATAAAGACGATCTTGGACAGTATACTAAACAGTTTGATTGGGTAGTGGCAGTGGATGAATATTTTACCTTTGTTAGCTCAGAAAGCGAGCAACTAGCCAACATACAAAAATTATCTAATCTTGCTCGTACTGCCATAGTCACTACACTACGTGACTATAAGAATCAAGATTTTAAAGATAGAGAATTTAGTCAGCCACTGGCTATACGCCGTGGCAAAGATAGTAGGTTATTTGTAGAATATCACGATCATGACTACGCAGACAGAAATGTTTGGAAAACTACCTTATACGAGTTAGAAGGAGCTAATTGTATAACCTACGGTCCCTACAACAGACGTAATATGTTTTTTAAACAAATGGCTAAATTTAGTATCGATGCTGGTGCTAAAGAATTTTACGTACATAAAAATTTAATGTACAAGAGTTTAATTAAGAAAAATTATGAACATGTGATTTCAATTAGCTTTTAATCTAAGCTAAACATTCGAGAATTTATGGATATCAATCAACAACTACAACCAATCGTGGCCTCCCTAATAGACGGCATTAAAGCATCTATTGAAGATGACCTACGAACTAAATTGTCTAACGAAGTAGTTAGTAAACTAGCTAGCGAAGAATTTAACACCATAGTTAAAGGACTGGTAACACAGTATATAGACAAAAACATAGCACAGTACAACTTCCAAGGTGTAGCACAGGCTCACATTGATCGTGTAGTTAAAGATCTAGCTGATCAATTGGGCAAAACGTTAGTAGTTACAGCAAACAATCAAATCTCAACAGAAATTAGTCGACAGATAGCCAGTGTAGATGTGCGTACTGTAGTTGGATCAGTGATAGAAAGTAAACTGGTAGGATTAGTAACGTCAGGCGCATTTCCAGTAGCAAGTATTCCACACGGTAGTATAAACTTTGCGGGTTTTGGCCTAAGCGGAGACAATGTCAAAGGTGGTATCATTGAAAACTTTGGTAGTACCGGTATTGAAGACCGTGCTACCTTTGTTCAAATGACTATACTAGATCACGGTGTAGCATTTGAAACTGCTTTATTTGCGCCAAGCGCAAGTATTAAAGGCACATTGACTGTAGACGGTGACCTTGTGGTCAAAGGTGATATCCCCACAGACAGTGCTGTATTTGGCAAGCTAGTGGCCTACAGTACAGAAAAGGTGCGTGAAAGTCTAAATGCTGAACTGTTTGAAGGTTTTAGTTCTACTGTACATCAAAAGATTAGAGAAACAGGCATTGACCTAGATCGATTAACTCAAGGCGGCAAGGAAATACTCAAAGGCAGTCAGTTAGGTTATCACATTACAGACAGTAACCTACAACGATTGGGTATAGTACGAGATCTAACCACAACGGGTGAAACGTTATTAGTTGACACTTTGTATGTGACCAGCAATCGTGTCGGTGTTAATACTATGGATCCTAGTGCTACATTTGTAGTATGGGATGAAGAAGTTGAAATGCTAGTAACCAAACGACGTCAAGACGTTGGATATATAGGTACCAGCAGAAATCAATCACTTATACTGGGCAGTAACAACAAAGAAAACGTTGTGTTAAACACAGACGGCTCGACTAAGATACAAAAACTATCAATTGGTGAAGTACCTATGTCTTCAACACGCGGTGTACCCAATACCGAAGGCCAACTTGGTCAGATTTATTGGAATGAATCGCCACAACCTGGCGCATTTATAGGTTGGGTATGTCTAGGCGGAACTCGTTGGTCGGGATTTGGCAAGATAGAATAACGGTTGACAAACTAGCCGTTTGGTAGTATAATAGTTTTATGAATACTAAACGCATAGGCTTTGCCTGTAAGTGGATCGATAGCCCAGATCAGGTTAATGGTATCAAACCGCTTGATGATGCTAAACAGTATAACACTGGCAGTACAACAGTAGCATGGCTTAACCGTCAAACTAAGGAAGTTGCCGAAGAAAAACTATGGGACCTAATGGTAGGTAACATAGAATCGACCCGTAAGTTAATTGAAAGAATTGGAACATTAGATGGCAACCTTAGGATGGTTCGTATCAGCTCTGATATATTACCAGTATACACTCAGTCTGATTGGAGTTATTTTTGGCGCAAGCCTGATGTCGTTAGTTATTGCGAGCAGGCCCTGGGTAAGGTGGGCGAGCTTGCTCGTAACAGTGATGTGCGCTTATCTTTTCATCCAGGTCAATTCACAGTACTTGCGAGTGATAATGACGACATTGTTCACAGAAGTATAGCAGAGTTCGAGTACCATGCGGACATGATCCGTTGGATGGGCTACGGACAACGATTCCAAGACTTTAAATGTAACGTACACATCGCAGGTCGACGTGGCGCACAGGGTATACGCGATGTATATCCTAAACTTTCAGTCGAAGCACGTAATACTATTACTATCGAAAATGAGGAGATGAAACATGGACTTGTGGATTGCCTTGAGCTTTATGATCTTGTGCCAATTGTGCTTGATATACATCATCATTGGGTCCGAGAGGGAGAA